AGGTTTTTGCTGGGCATACGCCGCGCCGGCTGCGTCGACGTGTACGAGCACGCTCCGCGAGACTTCGTGAACTTCACCGTCGGCGGGGATAACACCTTTATTGCCGATCAGGTGTTAACCCATAACTGTGTCGTCGATGACCCCATATCCGAACAGGATGTGAAGTCGGGAAATACAGACCTGCTGGACTCCGTCTACGAGTATTTCCGCAGCGGTTTGCGTACGCGGCTCATGCCCGGCGGGCGCGTGTGTGTTCTACATACCCGGTGGCATACCCGAGACCTCATCGGACGGTTGTTGAAGGACGGTGCGATGAACCCGGACGCTGACCAGTACGAAATGTTCGAGTTTCCGGCCCTTTTGACGGTCAAGAACCCCGCGTACACCCCGGATGCGCCTGACTTCGACCCGGAAACGCCCGCCACGATCGAAAAGTCGCTCTGGCCAGAGCAGTGGTCCCTGGAAAGCCTTCAGCGCACCCGTGCATCCATGGTGCTCTGGCAGTGGAATGCGCAATATCAGCAGAACCCGACCGCGGCCGAGTCCGCATTGGTCACCCGAGCCCAGTGCCGGCGCTGGCCGCATGCCAAACCTCCGGAGGTGGACTTCGTGGTGCAGGCGTACGACACTGCGCTCACGACGAAAGCCCGCTCGGACTACTCGGTGTGCCAGACTTGGGGGGTATGGCGCGACGACAGCGACGTGGACAACGTGATTCTGCTGAACTGCGTGCGCGGGCGGTGGGAATTCCCTGAACTCAAGCGTATGGCGCATGAGCAGGCGGCGGACTGGGAGCCCGACAGCGTGATTGTCGAGACGAAAGCCTCGGGGCAGCCGCTGGTGGACGAGATGCGCCGCTCAGGGATCTTCGTGCAGGAGTTCAGCCCGGGTAAGGGGCAGGACAAGATCGCCCGACTCAACGCCATCGTGGACATGTTTGCCAGTGGGCAGGTGTGGTTCCCCGAGACACAGTGGGCCGATGAAGTGATCGAGGAGTTGGTGACGTTCCCCGTGGGGGAGCATGATGATTGCGTGGATGCCTGCACGCTGGCGTTGATGCGCGTGCGGCAAGGTGGGCTGGTACGGCTTGCCTCCGACGTGCATGATGACACCCGGGTATCCTTGCCGCGCCGTGCGGCGTACTACTGATCAAGGCCCTGCGATGGCGACACAGAAACACATGGGTGCAAATTCGTTGGTAGCACGACTGGCTGCGCAGGTAGGCTCTCGGGAGATGGCGGTCAAGATCCTGCGCCAGCGTGGGCACATGGAGATGGACTCCAAACGACTGACCCCCGCTGGGCAGGCCCGTGACGGCATGACTGCCAAAGAGCGCGCCCTTGACCGGGCTTCTGCGCGCAGTGCGCACCCCGCCAGCGCGTACAAGTACAACCCCGCGACGAATTCGGCCACGCTGAAGCGGCGTGCCAAGGGATGAGTGAATCATGGCAACCAATATCGACACCACGTTGAACCAAGCGCCCCTCGGGTACGACCCGGCGAACGCTCAACCCGCAGCCGAGCTACCTTCCGAACCCTCGATCGAGGTGCTGCTGCCCGACGGCGAGGAGCCTGACGAGACCACCTTGCTGCTGGACGACGGCGCAATGGCTGAGGCGGCGTTGATTGCCGAGGCGTTGTCGGGTGTGGGCAGTGAGGCGGCCCAGTTCGATGCCAATCTCGCGGAAACGCTGCCCGAGAGCGTGCTGGCCCGGCTGGCCACGGATCTACTGGATGAGACTCGGCGCGACCTCGCCAGTCGCAGTGACTGGGAGCGGGCCTACGTGGAAGGGCTCAAGCTGCTGGGGTTGAAGTACGAGGAACGCAGCGAGCCTTGGACCGGTGCATGCGGTGCAACACACCCGCTGCTGACTGAGGCGATCGTACGGTTCCAGTCCGAGACAGTCACGGAGACGTTCCCGGCGCGGGGCCCCGTGCGGACCAAGATCGTGGGTAAGGAGACTCCGGACAAACGCGAAGCGGCGGCCCGTGTGGAGGAGGACATGAACTACCAGCTGACCGAGCGCATGCTGGAGTTCCGGCCCGAGCACGAGAAGATGTTGTGGAGCCTGCCAGCCGCAGGCAGTGCGTTCAAGAAGGTCTACTACGACCCGTCCATGGGGCGGCAGATGTCGCTGTTTATCCCGGCAGAGGACATCATTCTGCCGTACGGGACGACGGACATACAGACGTGTTTCAGGGTCACGCACCGTATGCGCAAGACGCGCAACGAGATTCGCAAGCTGCAGGCGTCAGGGTTCTACCGTGTGGTGGACTTGGGTGATCCCGTGCCCCACAACGACGACATCCGCGATGCCAAGGATGAGGAGACGGGGTTCTCCGAGATGGACCCGGACTACTTCACCTTGTACGAAGTACATGTGGATGTGTCACTGTCCGCGTATGCCACGGGTCGGGCGCGGGGGACGACGGACACGACCACCGGTGAGGAGGAAGCCGCCGAGTCGGGTTCGTTGGTCGACGAGATTGCCCTGCCCTACGTGGTCACGGTACTGGATGGCACGTCCACAGTGCTGTCGGTGCGGCGCAACTGGGCCGAGAACGACCCCCTCAAGCTCAAGCGGCAGCACTTCGTGCACTACCAGTACATCCCCGGGTTCGGGGCGTACGGATTCGGGTTGTTCCACCTGTTGGGGGGCTTCGCCAAGTCCGCCACGAGCTTGCTGCGCCAGCTGGTGGACGCCGGCACGCTGGCCAACCTGCCGGGTGGGTTGAAGTCACGGGGGCTGCGGATCAAGGGGGACGACACGCCGATCGCCCCGGGCGAGTTCCGGGACGTGGATGTGGCCTCTGGGGCGATCCGCGACAACATCCTGCCCCTGCCCTACAAGGAGCCTAGCGCCACGCTGGCGGCCCTGCTGGGGACGATCGTGGAGGAAGGGCGGCGGTTTGCAGCCACGGCCGACATGAAGGTGTCGGACATGTCGGCGCAGGCGCCCGTGGGGACCACGCTGGCGCTGATCGAGCGGCAACTGAAGGTGCTCACCGCGGTGCAGGCGCGCGTGCACTACTCGCTCAAGCAGGAGCTGCGGCTGCTGGCTGGGATCATCCGGGATTACGCCGAGGACAGCTACGACCACGTGCCTGCCACGGGGCGTCCGCAGGCCCGGCGCGAGGACTACGAGTACACGGACATCTTTCCGGTGTCCGACCCCAACGCGGCGACCATGAGCCAGCGTGTGGTGCAGTTCCAGGCTGCGGTGCAGATGGCCCAGATGGCGCCGGACATCTACGACCTGCCGCAACTGCATCGCAGCATGCTCGAGACGCTGGGGCTGAAGAATGCAGACAAGCTCGTGCCACTCGAGGAGGACTTGAAGCCTTCCGATCCGGTGACCGAGAACATGCAGGTGCTCAAGGGCAAGCCGTTGAAGGCGTTCCGGCATCAGGACCACGAGGCGCACATCCGCGTGCACATGGCTGCGATGCAGGATCCCATCATCATGCAGATGGTTGGGCAGAACCCGCGGGCACCTCAGATCCAGGCCGCACTGACCGCGCACATTGCGGATCATGTTGGGCATGCGTATCGGGCCAAGATCGAGCAGCAACTGGGCATGCCGCTGCCTCCGGACGACGAGCCGATGGACCCGCAGGTCGAGATCGCGCTGTCGGGGTTGATGGCGCAGGCCGCGCAGCAGGTACTGCAGCAGAGCCAGCAGATGGCCCAGCAACAGAAGAACCAGCAGCAGGCGCAGGATCCCGTGCTGCAGTTGCAGCAGAAGGAATTGGCGCTCAAGGAGCGTGACCTCGTGCGCAAGGAGCGCGAGATGGTGCTGGAGCACGCAGGCAAGGCCGATGCACTGGCGCTCGAGGCTGCCAAGGTCATCGGAGACCAGCAGATTCGAGGCACGCAGATCGGGGCCAAGATCGCGGCCGACCGCGCAAATCTGGGGGCTACGACCGAGCAGGCGGGCACACGCATCGGAGTGGAACTGGCCAAATTGCGCGAGGAATCCAATCGGGCCATGCAGGATCGGCTTGATCAACCCACGGGCGGCGAAGTACCGCCCACCTCGCCTGTGGAGGGCGCATGAACAGCAACTTCGTGGCGGCGCTGCGCGCCAAGCTGCGCGAGGACATGAACACATACGCGGACGACATGGCCGGCGGCGCATGCAAGTCGTTCGAGGAGTACCAGAAATGTTGCGGGGTCATCCAGGGTCTGGCCTTCGCAGAGCGGCACCTACTTGACCTTGCCAACGCGCTGGAGATCGACGATGAGTGAACTGTTGCTGCCCCCGGGCATCCGCCTACCGCAGCCCCCGCAACCCAAGGATGAGCCGGACCCGGACGCGTCAGGCGAGCAAAAGGCGGCAAGCCTGCCCGTGCCCACTGGTTGGCGCATCCTGTGTGTCGTGCCTGAAGTGGATACACGGTTTGAGGGCTCGAGCCTTGTGAAAGCCGATACCTACATCAAGGCCGAGGAGCACGCGACCGCGGTGCTGTTCGTCTTGAAGATGGGGCCCACGGCGTACAAGGATCAGGCGCGGTTCGGCGAGTCCGGACCGTGGTGCAAGGAGGGGGACTTCGTGCTGGTTCGCATGTATTCCGGCACGCGGTTCAAGATTTTCGGCAAGGAGTTCCGGTTGCTCAATGACGACCAGATTGAAGCCGTTGTGCAGGATCCGCGTGGTATCACGCGCGTTTGAGGGGGATGACCATGGCAGATAGCGAGAATCAGGATCTGGATGATGTTGGCGGTGAAGGCGCCGTTGTTGATCTGAGCGCGGCCGATGATGTTGAAGTTGACATTGTTGACGATACGCCGGAGAAGGACCGCGGACGTACACCGTCTCCGGAGCCTGTGGCCGATCCCACAGACGACGAGATGTCGACCTACTCGGACAAGGTCAAGGAGCGCATCAGCAAACTGACTCGTGCGCGGCATGACGAGCGCCGGGATAAGGATGCGGCGCTGCGCCAGCTGCAGGAATTTGAACGTGTCACGCGTGCGCTGCATGAGGAGAATCAGCGGCTGCGAAGCACAGTTTCCACGGGTGAGCAGATCGTCAAAACGACGTCTACGCAGGCCGCCGAGGCGGAACTGCGGGAGGCTAAGCGCAAGTACAAGGATGCGTACGAGGCTGGCGATGCGGACAAGGTAGCCGAGGCCGCCGCGGAGGTGTCCCGCGCAACGATTCGCATGCAGACGGTCGAGAATTTTCGCCCGGCCCCTGTACAAGATGTTCGTGAGGTGGTACAACCCGTACAACCGTCTCCGACAGCACCAGTAGCGGACGAACGAACGAGGGCGTGGCAGTCACGCAATCAATGGTTCGGCGCATCCGGGCAGGAGGAGATGACCAGCTTCGCACTGGGGCTGCATCAGAAACTGGTGAATTCGGGGGTGGACCCCCGCTCTGACGCTTACTTCGAGCGCATCGACCGCCGCATGCGGGAGGTGTTCCCGGATGAGTTCGATGACCCGGTACAGCCGGCCCGGACTGACCCGGCTCCACGCCCCTCCGCTGTTGTTGCACCTGCTGCCCGGGTTTCCGGCGCACGCCGAGTTCAGTTGACCACGACGCAGGTAGCACTCGCCAAACGCTTGGGCCTCACGCCCCAGCAATACGCCACCGAACTTGTGAAACTGGAGCGCAGCAATGGCTGACGATCGTACCGCTCGACCCCCCCGCGACCTGCTGTCGCGCGATGCAACCGCCCGTGCGCCCTACAAGCCGCCGGGCACCCTGCCGGACCCCACCCCGCAACCGGGGTATGTCTTCCGCTGGGTTGCGACACACACGCTGGGCCAGCATGACCCGTCGAATGTGTCGCGGCGCCTGCGTGATGGCTGGGAGCCGGTACGGGCTGCGGACCACCCGGAATTGCTGCTCACTGGCGACGCCAATGGGAACATCGAGATCGGGGGTCTCATGCTGTGCAAGATGCCCGAGGAGCGGTCCAAGGCCCGGGAAGCCTACTACGCAGGCCAAGCGGCTGCGCAGTTGGCTTCGGTCGACAACCACTACCTCAAAGAACAGGATCCCCGCATGCCGCTGTTTGCTGACCGCAAGTCCAGCGCCACACGGGGATCCTTCGGAAACGGTAAGTAACGGAGTTCAACATGGCTTCCACTGCAACCCCCTACGGCCTGCGCCCTGTGCGCCGGCTGGATGGTCTGCCCTACGCAGGGTCGACCAACATGTACCTGATCGACCCGGCTGGTGAGGCAACCAACATCTTCTACGGCCAAGTCGTCTACATCGGCGCCGATGGGTACATCGCCATCGTCACCACCACCGGTGCGGATGGCACGACCAACGCGTGGCCGGCGGGCTCGAGCGGCATGACGGGCGCTATTGGCGTCTTCATGGGCTGCGAGTATGTCAATGCGCAAGGCCAACTGGTGCATGCACAGATGTACCCGTCGGGCTACGCGGCTCCCGCCGGTACGGCGATCAAGGCGTATGTCTGCGACGATCCAAACGTCCTGTTCCAAGCCCAGCTGAATGGCACGGGCGCGCAGACGATCCTCGGGGCCAACACCTGTTTCGCCGCGGCGCAGTCGACCAGTACGGGCTCGACCATGTACGGCGTGTCGAATTCGGCGCTGTCGTCGTCGGTGAATACCACTACGATGCCGTTCCGCATCGTCGCGCACGTGTCGCCCCCGGGGGATTCGTATCCGGACGTGCTGGTCAAGATCAACCCCGCGTGGCACAGCATGTCTGTGACCGTGGGCCTGTAAGGAGCACACGTCATGGCAATCTCTCGCGCACAGATGCTCAAGGAGCTGCTCCCTGGGCTCAACGCACTCTACGGCCTCGAGTACAAACGGTACGCCGAGGAGCACACGGAAATCTACGAAACCGAGAAATCGGACCGCAGCTTCGAGGAGGAGGTCAAACTTTCGGGCTTCGGCGCCGCACCGGTGAAGCAGGAAGGCCAAGCCATCTCGTACGAGAATGCGCAAGAGGCGTACACCTCGCGCTACACGCACGAGACGGTCGCACTGGGCTACTCGATCACCGAGGAGGCGGTCGAGGACAACCTGTACGACAAGCTCTCGGCCCGCTACACCAAGGCGCTGGCCCGCGCGATGGCGTACACCAAACAAGTGAAGGCCGCTGCGACCCTGAACTATGGGTTCAACG